ACAGCCGGGAGAAGCCGACTAAGGCAAACTTCCAGGCTAAGCAGCGCCACGAAACGACGGTCACGAATCCGCTTAGGGTCGGATCATCCCGCAACCCCATAGACCTGCGCTATCGGCCCGCGCTATACGTCAAGAATGACGAAAAGGACGCGGCCAAGGCGTTCGCTGAATTTGTAAAGTCACGCTTTACAGGCGACGTTATCACTGCATCGGCCACGGTCAAAAGCCACCTCAACCCGCGCGGCAAAATTTGGGAAGCTGGTCAGGAAGTTTTCTTGAACGAGGAACTGTTGTCAGTCGCTCAAAGGCTGGTCGTGGCGGACGTTGAATTTAGCCTATCGGACGGCGGCTATAAAACCGCGCTGGGGCTGAAAATACCCAACAGCTATGACCCGCTTGCCGAAGCTGAACGCGGCGAATTGCGGCGGCTGACTGGTGAATTTGGCGCGGCAACAAAGGCGGTGTTTACATGAATAGACGTGTATGGCTTGGCGCACCGACACTTGATGGCAGGCCCATTGCGGCAGCTGAGGGCGTTGCGGGTGAGGACTTCGACACTGAGGTGTATCACCCATATGGCTTGTCAGCCAACGTAGAGGGCGAAGGCGTATTGCTCTCCATGAACGGGGACGCTGACAACCATCAGGCACTAGGGCCGCGCGGGGATCGGCTGGCACCGGCTGGCACTGTGCTGATCTATTACGGCGAAACCACCGAGATTGAATTGTCCGAAACCCGCGTTGTGATCCGCGTCCCCGGCGGCGAATTGACCATCGGGGACGGCATGATCGAAACAGATATGGATATTGTGACCAGCGGCGATGTTCGGGCCGGGACTGTTAGCCTGCGTGGGCATAAGCATGCCGGGGTGCAGACTGGCGGCGGTGTTAGTGCGTTGCCGGTTTAGGGGTGCTGCACAATTTCACCACTTTCGGCGAAGTAAGGAAAGGTGTGCCATACTTTTCCGCTAGTGCAATAATGTGCGAAATCGGTTGCGCGGCTGGGCAGGTTTCGGTAAGGAGCTGGCAGCTTCCACGCTGTGCCAAGCCCCTGCCTCCACAAGAGGCGGGGGTTTTTCTTTTGGTCACTGTGCGGCATCCCCAGCCAAATACCGCTCCGGCAGTTCGCCAGCGCCCAACAATTCCATGATGATCGACGCGGGGCCGCTGATAGGCACATCGCCTGTTTCCCAACGGCGGATGGTGCGCAGATCGGATATGCGGAGTAAGGCGGCAAGACCGGACTGTGATAGCCCGGCCCGCTTGCGGATTGATTGAACTTCGGCGGGGGTCATGCCTGCCCCCATTCCCGGATCATTGCCACGTTTTCGGCGGTAAATGGAAGCTGGCGGAAGATGCGGCCACCGACATACATGCGGAGGCGTTGAACTCTGCCCATAGGGCTGCGCAGGGTCACAAGGCGGGCGGTGCGCTTACCCTTGGGGGTGAAGTCTGCGTCTTGGCAATCGAATTTGATAGTAAGCATGTCCAGTCTCCGGTTTGGCGGGGCAGCGCCCCTTGCTGACAGCCATCTTATGCGGGGCAGAATGTCCTAGCGTCAAGCGGAAAGCGACATTGCGGCAAAAATAATTTCGCGCCGTTATGCGCGTTCATGTGCGCCCTATAGCGGAAAATACCCCTGCCCATTTTTCCGCCACTGTGAGGCCATATGACATACTGCTACACCCCCATTGACGGCCCGTCGTTCTTCTACGGCGCGGGCGATTGCGAAACCGTGCGCCATGACCTGCGCATTGACGCAGGCGACCTTGCCGCTGGCGATGATCTTATCAGCGCCGTCCTGATCCAGCTTGGCACCGACGCGCGCGTTGGCGATGAACGCGGATGGTGGGGCGATGAGTTCCAGCCCTTCCCGATCGGCAATCAGGTCTGGAACATGACCGGACTTCCTGCATCCGTTGCCGGGACATCGGCCAAGGTTGATGAGCATATCCGCACCGCACTGGCCCCGCTGATTGCCTCCAGGCTGATCGACGAGATCACCGTCACCACAGTCAAAACAATCGACGGCTTTGAGATTGCGCTCACACTCAATCGCGGCGGCTCCAGCATTATGAAAGCCCTAATCAATGGTTGATATCACCACCGCTGAAACGCCTGCGGAATTCATTGAGGCAGTGCGTTCAACCTTTCGGGCCTATGTGCCGGAAAGCGATGCATGGGCGCAGCCTAACTTCTTTTCGGTCAATGCCACCGTCATCGGCGGGCTTGTCTGGACGGCGTGGAACGAGGCGCGAAACGGCATTGATATGCGGCTAAACCCGCAAACGGCGCAGGGCGAATATCTGGACTTGATCGCAGCCTTTCCGCCGCTGAACCTGACCCGCTACGGCCCAACGCAAGCGAACGGCTTTGTCGCGGTCAATTTCCCGGCACTGGCATCGGTCCCGGCTGGCTATCAATTCGAAGCTGCAGACGGAACTATCTACACCGCAACTGCGACCACGGCGCTAACCGCTGGCGTTGGCACTATCCCGGTTGTTTCAACGGCCACTGGTTCGGCGGTCAATGCGCTGAATAATCAACCATTGATCGCGGCAGGTGGGCAGGCTGTATCGCTGGGCATCTACGGCGGGCGCGATACGGAAAGCGATGACGCCTTTCGCGCGCGGCTATTCTCTGCCCAATCGCGGCCAGCGTTCTTCGGCTCGGCTTGCTCCTACGAACGCGAAATGCTGGCGATCCCCGGCGTAACGCGGGCGTGGGCTTACACCGACGGGCTGGTTTCAAAAATAGCCTTCCTGATGGAGGATACCTACCCTTGCGGCAACCCGACGCAAGCCGACATTGACGCGGTTGAAGCGCACTTTGCAGACGAATGCCTGACTAACCTTTATTCGTGCCTGACCTTTGAAGGCGCGCAGGCCCTGAAAATTAACCCAGTCATTGAATGGACCAACTGCCCTGCCGACCTTTGCGAAATTCAAACCGCAATGAACGAATGGTTGCGCGAAAACTACGGGCTTGGAGATGGCGTGAAAACGGCTGACATTGATTGCTGGCTAAAGCAGACCTTCCCGGACCTCGGCCCTAGCATCGCTTGCTGTGTGGATTATCCGCCGGTTGCCTGCGCGGTTTACAATTGTGCGGAGCTGATTGGTGGTTGAGTGCGGGCCGATCGAGCCATGCCACACTAGCGATTGCAGCGGGCTAGATGAGGTCCTTTCGCTCTTGCCGATCGGGCGCATTTGGGACCCCTCACGCGGCGGCGTCTATGGCGCGTATATTCAGGCGCTGGGCGATATCAAAACGGGCCTGAATGGGCGCATATGCCAAGAGTGGAACGAGCTTAATCCCTGCACCGCTGACCGGCTGTTGCCATATTGGGCCAGCGTTTATTCGCTGCCCGGTTGCGCTCCCCAAACTGCGGCCAGCTTGTGCGATTGGATCGCGCTGCTGCAAGGCGATTGCCCGATAGGTTCACTAGGCTTCCTGCGCCGCGCAATTGAGTTCGTGGCACCGGGCAAGGGTATAACCATCAATGTCACCTATCCCGATATCGGCGCGAATTGCCCCTGCCCTGACAGCCCTTGCGCGGCGAACAACCCGCTGATCGTGACCGCGCCGCCTGCCGCGTATTATTACGAGGTCGTCCCCGGCGATTACCCGCACGAATATCAGGACGGCGTGAACGGTTGCCGGTCCTATTTCATTCCTGAAATTGAATGCCTGCGCCCGTGCATCTTTCCATTCGGGCTGGGCGTTGGATACCAGACCAACCCGATCGGCCCAGACGGGCAGGACATCTACGGCGTTCCGGACGCTAACGAACTGGCGCGGCCCAAGTGGCAGCGCGATTGCAACAAAACTAAATGCGAGGTTTCATAATGGCTATTTTTGCAGATTGCTCGACCAACGTGGCGGACCTGACCGCTGCACAATTCTGCGCTGGGCTTGGCGGCTGCGGCAATGATGGCGTCGCAGCGACATCCGGCAACCTAAACGCGATCCTGAAAGCCATTCAGGAAAGCACGACCATCAGCGGCACGGCTTATGATACGGTCACGAATATCCTGACCATCACCTATGCGGATGGCAGCACGTTCGCGGTCGACATGACCCAGGTGCTGAGCGACACGGTTGGTACCGCCCTGATCCCGACCGGCGGAATCATCATGTGGTCGGGCAGTGCCGCACCATCGGGCTGGGCGCTGTGCGATGGCAGCAATGGCACGCCAGACCTGCGCGACCGGTTCGTGATCGGTGCCGGCGGGTCGCATGCCGCCGGCGATACCGGCGGTTCGATCAGCCATGACCACGGCGGCGCGACAGGCGGACATGCGCTGACGGAGGCCGAACTGGCGCCGCACCACCACTACCTCGCCGAAAATGTGATCAGCACCACCACGCTGCCGATGAACCCGGATGTGACCCTGGCATGGTCGAACGGAAACAGCCCCGGTGAGGAAGAATACGAGCTGTCCGGTTCGGGCGGTACCAGTGCCAGCCTGGGCCGCACCGGCGATGCCGGTGGCAACGGCGGCGCAGCCGATAGCCACAGCCATGGCATCGGCACGGCCAGCAATATGCCGCCGTTCTATGCCCTGGCCTTCATCATGAAGCTGTGAGGCCAGAATGATCGGCAAACCGCTGGACGAGCTGCGCGATCAGTCTGCGCACATAACCGGAGCGATCTGCGCCATCGGCCCGCTCGCTGCATACCCTTCAATCTGGACCGCTGCACTGGCTGGTTTCGCGCTCGGCATGAGCCGCGAGATCGGAGAGGAGCGCCCGCCCACCACCATTGAAAAGCTGCGCCGAATTTTCGCGGTGCAGAAGCTTGACCTGTTTTTCTGGACCATCGGCGGCGCGTCCGCATGGCTCATTTTTGGAGTTTAGAAATGGCAACTTTTGCAGAATGCTCGACCAACATTGCGCCGCTGACCCCGGCGCAAATTTGTAACGGCTTTACGGCCTGCGATCCTACCGGCGTGCCGATGAATAGCGCGGGCTTTAATGCCGCGTTGCAATACCTGGAGGGCCTTGCTGGCAGCTACATCGACTGCACCGGTGCACCTATTGCGGGCGGCGACGCGCTGGCAACCTGCGCGGATCTAGCCGACGCTATCGCTGCGCTTCCGGCGGACAAGTTCCTGCAAGGGCTTTCGGCCTACAACGCGGCCACCAACGTGCTGACGCTGGCAATGAGCGATGGCTCGACTGTGGATGTCGATATGACTGCAATTGTTGCCGACGCGGTGGCATCCGTGCCCGCGCCGGACGGCTCGGAAACTATCGTTACGGCTGGCGCTAACGTCACTGTGACCGGCGCAGGCACCACGGCCAGCCCGTATGTCGTCGCTTCGACTGGCGGGGGCAGTGGAACGGTCACAGTTGACGGCAAAAGTGTATTTGGGACTGGCGTATCTGGTTCGCCGCTCAATGCGTTGATTACTAATGACCCTACTCTGCACGGCGGTAGCCCGGCGACCGTGCATAAGTCGATTAGCAGCAATATGATACTAGCGTCTATAGGGTGCTTTCACAGCGGCGATTCCGGCGCGAACGGCATATTTGCGTCCGTAAACTCCCGATTCACAGGGGTGGGCTATAACTACTGCGCCATCGTCGGGGGCACCGGAGTTTTCTTTAATGCGACACTCGGCGCGGATATAAACCGAACCAGTGTGATATCTTCCATGTCATGCAACATCAACGCAGGAGTGGGGGCAGTTGGTTCTGTCGAAGATGTAACCATGCTCGGGTGCACTTCTTCAACCTATAGCCTAGCTGCTGGCGGCAAACCTGCTGGCGCGCAAAGCCCTACTTTTATTGGTGTCGATTCGCTCACAGTGGACCACACTATTTTACCGGCGCGGGTCATCATTGCGGGGGCTGGGGCGAATAAAAACGTCGCCATCGGAGGTGCGGTCGCCACAGAAAAGCTACACGTTTATGGTAACATCCTCGCAACCGGGACTATTACGCCGTCAGACGTGTCGCTAAAAGAGAATGTCGCCGACGATGATGGCGCTTGGGTGTTGGCGCTGGAACCGAAGTCGTATAATCTCAAAGCGAACGCTATCAGTAATATCGATTCTATCGCTAAGCCGCCCATCAATGACGGTGAGGGAGAGGAAGAATACCGCGCGCGGCTCGATAGGTGGAAATCGGATATTGAGGCCGAGAAAATTTATATCAACCGCGAAACTACTATTCTTCGCCACGGCTTCATCGCACAGGAAGTTCAGAAAGTCGCACCCGAATTGGTCCGCCAGTCCGGCGATATATTGACAGTTGATTACCAGGGATTCATTTCGGGACTCGTTGCCCAGGTCAAGGCATTATCCAGGCGCATCGATGCCGCTGGGCTTTAATGAGGCCGATGCCGAAGCGATCCTAGCCGTGGATTATCAGGCTCTCGATGCGATTATGACCGCTGGCATCCAATCCCGCCTCGATGCCGCTGGTATCTAAGGAGCAGACATGACCGACTTTGCAACTGCACCGCGCTACACCCCTATGCGAACGGCGCGTATAAATGGGGCGTAGTGTTGCGTGAGGCTGGGTTGGGGGAGTGATGCTGCGCGTAGTCCGGGATAATGCGAACCGCTCGTGGATTGCCGTCCTTTGAGCCTTCCCATTGCGGACCCGGCAAGGCCCGCTGGTGTTGTATAACACAGCCCCTAACCACTAGACCCGCCTCCTGATTTATGCAATAGGGAATTGCCTACCGCGTCGGCGTTAAATTCGCGGGTAGCTTTAGGCGTGACCGGATGGCGACCGGGAACGAACGCAAGATTCAGGTTCGCCCTGTTTCGCAATCGGGATAGCGTTCCGAAAGAAACCCGATCATTTCCGCAGCAACAGCCCGTTAGGGGGATTTGGTCAAGGGTGGGCCTTTGAACCCAAATGATGTAGCGCGAAACTCTGCAAGCCGATCTGACGCAACTTTGCGCGGCCTCCACCACTGCCACCATCGGCGGTTGGGATTCGGGATCATCTCATAGACCCCTGCGATTGTGAATTTGTCGCCAGGATGGACATCCATCACCCTTCCCCCTCTTGCTTACCCAATACAGACGGTTCAATCGCGCGGATACTGAATTTCATAATAAAGCCCTTCAATGGTGCCCTCAAGCCCCTCAATCCGTTCCACTAGTTCGGATATGATGGCGGCGGCTTCGACGATTGCCTCGCTGCTCGGAGGAAGCGAGGCAATAACCATGCCCTCCCCGCGTATCTCCCTGCGCTTCAACCGCCCCGCAGCATCACGAGCGCGCTGGGTTAGGGTGTCAGTCACTCAACTTCCTTTCGCATGGCAGCAATCCGGTGTTTCATCGCCGTATAGGGCGCAGGATCGTATTGCACGGCGGACAGGTTGCTTTCCACCCCGTCCAGCATCGCGCGGATGGCGGCTTTGGCTTGGCTGCGGAATATCGCTCGTGCGTAGTCAGCGTCATGGTCCTCATAACCGGACGCGACGCAAGTTCCACTGTCGCAGTATCCCTCGTCCGGGTCTGCATCCACGCCGCACACCTCGTTAAAGTCTAAACCGCAGTCATGGGCCAACGCAATGGCCACCTTCTCAATCAGTTCCATCATTGCCTCCTCTGCGCCAGTAGTTGTGGCAATCCTTGCCGACCGGGCTGCTATCATCGCGCATCCAATAGGATTGCTGGTGTTGGCTTGGCCGCGTCCCGCTGTCGGCATGGCGATAGCAGGTGCGGGACATGGGACAGAGCGGTGCTTCGCACATCATAATGTCAGGCATCACCGCCTCCTAGCTTGCGGATTGCGGGGACAAGTTTGCGCTTGTCGAACGGGTATTCGGTCTGAATATACGCCGCAGCCATATCCAGCCCTTGCTGCACACCTGCTTGGCGGTATTTGTCGAGCATGGCCAGATAGTCAGGGTGGAAATTGCCGTCCGCGTCAAACCGCTCCACGCTTATCAGTGCCGTCGCTAGTTCGCGGGCTTGCGTCACCTCAACCACGGCTATCTCCTTTGGCTGCGAGGGCTTGGCGGGCTTCGTTCTGGACCGCCTCACATTCCTCCGCCCAGCTTTCGCGCCATTCACTTGGAACGGTAAGGTAGTGGTGCAACATTCGGCCAATGAAGAACGCCTGTTCGTCTTCTGCCTGCTGCGGCAGCTTGTGCCCTGCTGCTCGCCAAATTTGGGCATGGCGAATGAAGACGAAGCACGGTTGGCCAAGGATGAACCGCAAGTCATCATTCAAGACACCGCCGAACATCTCCCCATCCCGCTCGGCAAAGGCTTGCTGGATCACGGTGGCGGCGGCTTCCTCTCCCGCAAACGGAGCAAGAGCCTGACCGGCAGAGATGGCGTCCCGGAATACCATCATCGCCTCCTCGCGTGTCATGCCGAGGTCGCCAGAGTATCGACTGCCGCTTGGAAATGCTTTCGGATTGTCACTCATGGTCGATCCTTCCATTCGATGAGGGCTTGGGTGGCGGCTTCCTGCAACCCAAGCGCAGTGCTTTGATGCTGGACCGGCAGCAAGCCAAGTTCCAAGACGTTCGACCAGCCCTGCCGCGACCGCTCCAAAGCCCCCGCCAGCTTATCACCATCGGCCTGTAGCTTGGCGATTTGGGCATCACGCGCCACAACGACTTCGGACAGTCGGCGGGCGTTGCGGAAATGGTCGCCAGCCAATGCGGTTAGGCGCTTGACCTCGGCCTCCAACTCGCTCGGCTGCGGCTTGAATGGGCAATTACCATTTTCGGCCAACCTTTCGTTGATCCTGTCCCGCAGCGATATGTGCGCCCGCAAAACATCATCCCAATTGGCGTCAGTCGGGTGGTCAATCCCAACTTCTCGCCCATCCTGCGAAACTGTTGCGACCAGAAACTGACTGTCGCGCCATGTATCGCTCGGCTGCGGAAGGGGGCGGGTGGCGGCATCGCAAGTGCAGGCCCGCTCTGTCTGAAAAGTAACTCCAGTGTCCCCGCAATCAGTGCATGGCGGGTCAAACGCTTCCCCTGCGCGGGTGTTCGGTTCGGGCTTATTTGTCATGACTCGTAGCCTTTGAGGTTCTCGTAAGCCCGCAACATGGCAACCACGTCGCCGGACGAACTGGCCTTGATGGCCTGCTGAATTGCGCCTTCCATCATGGCGATCTGTGGTTCGACAATGACGTTCGACATACCGCGCAGAGATTTGAACTCGTCTTGCAGCTTGCGGACGCGATTGATCTCATTCGGCAGTTCGGTAGCTAGACTTCCCATCCCTCAATCCTTCACAATAAGCCGACCAGCGCGGTAGGCGTTGACCAGCTCGACAATTAGGGCTGCGGTTGCAATGTCACGGTCAGTGTCCCTGCCGTTGCTGTGCGCCATGAAGCAGACCCGATCCGTAGGGCTGGACCAGATGATTTGATTGTCTGGTTCGCCGTCAACGGTCCACGGCCAATCGGTCGCCTTCCCTGACAGTTCCGCCAGTCTCTCGCTAAGGGTGGTCATGGGAGTCTCCGACGATAGATGCGGTGTGATGTGAAGCTCGGGTTAGGCGATGGCGTTCCGGCAACCTGCGGAAGTGTCAGCCGCCAAGTGCCATCGTCCATCTGCAACTCATCGCTAAGTTTGATGGTTTCGCCTTCCTCAAGGCGGCGATAACGGTGATCCCACCCCATCACTCACCCCCTTGCGAACGAGCGCGGAGGGCGCGGGCCACAGATGCTTGGTTCACTCCAAAATGCATAGCAATTTCCCCATAGGACAAGCCTTCATCCCGCATGGCCTTAGCTAAATCACGATCAATTTTTCTGCGCCCCTCCATCCCTGCTCGGCCTTTAGCAACCTTGTCCCTGGCGTTGTCGAGATCGGTTCCCCACCATAGGTGTTCTGGATTGCAGCATGGCGGATTGTCGCAAGTATGGCAGGCGCGCAGATCGTCCACACTTGGACCGCCTTTTGCCAAGGTTAGGGCAAAGCGGTGCGCTGAAACGGACTTTCCGTTAAACACCAAACGACCATATCCTTGCGGCATCCTTCTGCCCATAAAGGGCCATCACGCAGTTGGTCCGGCGGACATATCAACCCGCAACCAAAACCACTTCTCCGGGTTAGCGTGATGCTTTTCCCATCGAATAGCGTTTGCATGATCGGCTGTTATATTGTGCGCTCTAGCCATGTTCCCGCGCCCTTAGGCTTGCGATGCAGAGGGCAAGGGCGGGGGTGGATGCGCAGCCTTCGTTGCCACCAACGATTGCAGTCGTGATACCGTCCTCTGCGATATTCAGGATCGCGCGGGAACAACTCACCAACGTCATGGCAGCGTCAATGCTGGAACCATAATTTAGCGGCACTACAGTTTTTGGCTCTGGAACAATGCAATGCACCGCATCATTGAACGCCCGAAGTTCAGTTATCCCGGCGTCAGAACGGTTGCCGTTTAGGCGTTCAGCCCACTCCGCTAGTTCTAAGATACCCATGCCGCACCCCTCCTAATACGCTGAATTGATGTTATGTGGACCCCGTAGCGTTCGGCCAAGGCGCGGTTGCCGTCACTGGAATTGGCAATCTCAATAGCCTGGTCTTGCCGCAGTTTGGCTTTCGGGTTGCGTTCACCCTTGACCCAATTATTCTGACTGCCATTCCCCGCCGCAACGGCCTTTGCGCGTTCAGGGTCGCGTGCTGTCCAGTGCCGCCCGCGCCTCATCATATCATCAACATTGGTCTTGCTGTTGCCGATGTAGAGGTGGTCAGGATTGGCGCAAGTCGGGTTGTCACAGTGGTGGCAAAGCAGCGCGCCTTTAGGGATTGGGCCAACTAGAATTGACCAGATCGCGCGATGGTGAATGCAGATTGACCCATTGCGCCAAACTCGCCCGCGACCGCGTTCGTCAAGCGCGCCGGTCCACAGCCAGCAATCACCGCTGCGATCCAAGCGATCCAGAATGCGCCGATCAGGCCCTTCCGCCCGCTCTAGCTTGTCGATGATTGTCTGGGTCATGGGTTGCCTTTCTGGATTGGCCGATGCCATGCCTTGTTAAAATCAAGCACGGCAGCGTATGCGGTGACCCCAAACCCTGCGATCCCTTCTTGCAGGTTCTCGCCATAAAGGACGCACCACTGGTTGCCATCAATTGAGATAGACGGCTTCAGCAGCGAAACTAGGTTGTATTCATCACGCTCGACTATGATGCCCTCAGCCAACCTTTCGATGTAATCCCCATCCATCAAACATTCCTTCCATGAAACACCGGGCCATGTTCAACCATATACCGAACAGCAACCGCTACAGGGCCGGGGACGGTGTTGCCTTCCTTTTCCCAAACGCTGACCGTCTGAAAGCCCCACTTGCCCATGTTAAGGGCTGCTGCGAGTTCGTGCTGGGTCATGTCTAGGGCCTTGCGGGCGGCGCGGAGTTCAAGCGGGGTCATGCCCTGCACCCAATCTCGCACACCAAAACCAAATGTTCGCGCTCATCAATCATGTAATTGAGAATATGCCTTGCAGCATCGCGCGGGGTCCAATCGGGGCCAAGGCTGCTATCAATAACCCCCGTCAGCCAGTCCTCGGCATCTTGGATCACGTCGAGGCGCTTTGCATCAATCATTTTTGGCATCCTCCATCACATATATCTTGGCGGAAACGTCATAGCGAATTGATCCGACTAGTTTGCCGCGCTCTAGAAATTTGGCGATGTCCGCGCTTGCAACAGCGTTTGTGACCTCAAATTCGCGCACTATGTCAGCGCGGCGAATCTGCCCAAACTGGCGAAGCGTGGCAGCAATAAATTCCTGCCTGCGGTCTAAAAACCAGCGGCTCATGCTGCATCATCCTCGAAACCGCACTGCTCGTAAACAGTCAGAAACGGCTTTGGCGCGATGCCGTCTGCAAAAATACGGCGGCAGGAAGCCCCACGCGCGCCCATATTCTCCACCCAATCGCGGGCAAGCGTTCCGGCATGACCCTGATCGTCAGCGTGGAGAAGGAACCATTCGCCCTTAGCGTTCTCAACCGCGACGACGAACTTAACGCCTTGCGAGAGAAGGGCCCGACAAGCCAGCGGAGTGGCTTCGGTAATGGCGGAAGTGAGGGAAGAATGAAACATTCGCTTTCTCCTGCAAAGGCGGGGTCAATCCCCAACGCCCCTTTTAGGGATATGCGCTAAAGTGTCAAGCGCTAAATTCACCACACAAAGCCTGCACCTCGCCGCAAGTATCCATCGCAAGCAATGCGTCCCAAGCGACCTTTATGCCGCGATCCTCTAGCGCCAGTTCCAGATCGTAATAATCGAACGGGTGCAGCAGATCGGCAAGCGGTGTGTCGGGATCGGCGCGTAGGATTAGGGTTAGGGTCATGCTGCATTGCTCCGATTAAGCCAATCGCCCCATTGATCCGCCATTGCGTCAGCAATCCCTTGAAACGTCCGGCTGCGCTCTTTCCATCGGTTCGGCCCTGGCGGCATCCGATGAACGCGGGCTTCCCGACCTTCGACAAAGTTGGTGGGCTTTAGGCGCGGCAGGTTCTTAAGCCAAAGACAGGTCGCCTTGGTTTCCCCATGCCCGAATTGCCACGGTTGAATGATCTGGTCGGGCTTGCGGATTTTGCTCGATATGACGCTAACCGGGTTTTCCAGTGCAATGCATGGGATCGGCGCGGCCAGCAGGGCTTGCACGAAGTCGAGCGCCCGTTGCTGTCTGCCGTCTGCGATCTTTTCCGCAAAGTGCCGCGCGCCAGAGACTGCCAGATCGGTGCATGGCGGATGGGCAATCAGCAAATCCCAGCCATCGCCGAGCAATGGCATTGCATCGCCCTGGATATGCCACTGCGGATCACCCTCGGTCGGCAACAGATCGCAGGACCATGCATCGAACCCGCGCGCCCGGAAAGCATCCCGAACTGTTGCGCTGTATTCGCAGGCGACAAGAACCCTCACACCCCCACCCCATTCAAAACAGCCAGCGCCTTTGCAAAGCTGCCGTGCTGGCGGATCAGCGCCTCGGTGACATAGCCTGTCCGCCGTGTGGCGTAGGCTGGCTTGCGGTCGGCGCGTAGGACTATGGCCGTTGCGTTGGGGCGGGTCATGATGGTTCACCCTCAGGCAGCGGCGGGATAATCAGCGGTGCCCATTTCAGCGCGTGCGGATGATCGGTTGGCTTGCCGCTAAAGGTCACGTCCTCGCCATACCACCAGTAAGCAGCGGTTCCTGACTTTGAACGCGGGCTGAAACCGCAGACCATCACGCGCTCACTGTCTGGCGCTGTCTCGATTGGTTGCCACGAGTAGTTGGTATCAAAGCACGGCATCGAATTATCCGGCGGCGCTTGTTAGGCTTGACCCGCCGTTCCCTTGTGGATTGGTTAAACGGTGGGCGGCTCGTAGCCAATGATGTTGCAAATGCCCTCGATGAACTCATAAGCGTCCTCAATGATCTTATCGGTTTGATAGATCGTCTCGGCGCAAGTTATCCCGTGGCTGTTGATGAACGCGCGGCAGAATGATTCAAGATCGTCCATCACACCACCTCCTTCGGCGTTTCAGCCTTAACCCGCCGTTGGGCGCTGGCCTGCGAATACCGGACCTTCACGCCGCGTTCGTCGGGAATGAAGCAGTTCGAGCGGAGGGCGGTTAGGGTGTCAGCAACGGCCCAAAGGATTTTGCGGTCACTGGCCTGAACGGCTGTGATCTTTTCAATCCGGCGTGATGCAATCCAGCTTACCACACCACCCCCCACTACCGCGCCAGATACGGCGGCTGCGATCAGTTCAATCATTGTTCGATCCTTTCTGTCCAGCGCACACCATTGCGCGCCCCGTATTCGTAAATCAGTTCGATCAGCCCCGCGAATTGCGCCACCGTCAACGTGGACGAACGCAAGCCGACAGGAAATGCGCCTTCGTTTTCGAGCGTGGGCAGGAAGCGCATTTCAACGCCCAGCGCATTCAAGAATTGCAGCTTGATGTCGTCCAGCGCGCGGTTCCCCATTGGCGGCACTTGATTACGTAAATCCTGGAGCATCGGCCATAGCTTGCGGTTTTGGGCATCCCGCCGCGTTTCAGCGCCTAGCTTCATAACATGGCCTTGCGGTGCGTCCGCTATCAGCTTGGCCGCGTAGGCGCGCTGTGAGGGGCCTATGATCCTAACTGTTGGCATTGAGCATCCCCTCCGTTATTCCTGCGTCCCGATACTGCGCCGCCTTGTCGGCAAAGCACTTGTCCTCGCGCCCAGCCCCATGCAGCGCAACATGACATTCGGAGCGCATGGGCACCACGTATTCATGGTCACGCCGCCATCGCTGCAACGGGTGCCGGGTAAGCGGGTGATGCACGACTTCCGAAGTGCAGCCGCAACCGCAGGCGCATGGGTAGTTGTCCATCAGCCATATGTGGAACGCCCGTTCCTGCGCCGTTGGGATTGCGTTGTAACGAGGCTTCACGCGCCCAACTTTCCGCAGCTTCGGTTGCATCACACACTCTCCAAATAGGTGGCCGTCATATCGCCCCGGACGGCCACGGGTGAACGGGCTGGGGTGGCCCCGCGATCAATAAACGCAACGCATTGAAACAAAGGGAATATCGTCGTCCAGATCGTCCGGGTGAACCGTTTCCGCTTGTCGGCTGCTGCGCTGCGGCTCTTGCGGTGCATTAGTCCCGCCGCTGGGTGCGCCGTCTAGCATGGTTAGAACCGCGCTCGGCCCCTGCAAAACAATCTCGGTTGAGTAGCGGTCGCTGCCGTCCTTATCCTGCCATTTGCGGGTTGCCAGCTTGCCAGAGACAAATACCTTTGACCCCTTCCGCAGATATTGCGCCGCAACCTTAGCAAGGCCATCGCTAAATATGGCAACGCTAACCCATTCGGTTTTTTCCTGCCGTTCGCCATCCTTGCTTTTCCACTTTTCAGTGACGGCAAGGCGAAGGTTGCACACCTGCCCACCGTTTTGGAAGGTCCGAGTTTCAGGGTCGGCCCCAAGGTTTCCGATAAATTGGCATTGGTTCAACATTAGCCTGCTCCCATGTTTCCAGTTGCTTCATTCGCCAAGACAATCTGCCGTTCCTTTTCGGACAGCGATTCATGCTTTGCCGCGTATTCTTTGCCCAAAAATTCGTGGGCGGTTTCAGAGACGCGCTTGATGTGGTCCAGATCGACCGCGTTATCCTGCCAAGCGGCTTTGAGGTCTTCCAGCGTAACCGCGCGCAGAAACTCTTTCCGAATGCGCCCAGCCTTGCGCTGCAAGTCGGTTTCGTTCGCGCCGCTGTTCGCGCTAATCTCGGTCGTTACCTTGTCGGGATCGTCGCCGTCTCCGGTTGGGATCAAGAACTGCCCGCGCATGAATTGCTTCAAGGCGTAGGATTGTGCGGACCCTGCGGCCTGTGCGCCGTTGGCCTGGACCATTACGCTGCGCCGGATTGGCCCGATAAACGAACCGCCGATATGCCGCACGGTGAAGGCGAACCGGACGAACCACATAGCCATTGGCTTGCCGTCCTTTTTGGCAACGTCAACTAGTCGGCACTCTTGCTCGTCCTGCTCGATGTAAACCCCGGCCTCGGTGCAATGCGACCGAACGAAGGCGATAAAGTCGTCAATCGACGCATAGTTGTATTTGTCGAACTTGTTTTCGTTCCCCTTCGCAAGGGTGCCAAGCGAAGCCATCACTGCGATGATCCCCGCGTGAACATCGGCGGTCATCGCCTGATCTGCCTTAGTGTCAGTAACCATTGAAACTCACTCCTATCAATCGGGAAGGCGCGGCCAAAAAACCGGCGCGGGTCTACGCGGAAGCCGCGTGTCGAATTTGTCTGCGGGAACCATTCAGCGGCAAGTTTTTGGTCGCTAAGCAATTCCCAAGTTTCCGGGTCGCGGTCCCCATCCTCCATTGTAATTTCGATTGGAACCCAAGGCCCGCCGCCGTATAACCGGACCTTGTAAAAGCCTGGGTCAAGCCATTCGGTTGACAGCGCCGCCATTGTGACAGCCAGCCCGCCATCGGCATAAAGGGAACCATCGCGCGCCATGGCATCACTGGCACCTTTCCGAATACAGGTTATCCGCTTGGCACATTGCCTTGTCGGTCCCGATGATAAATGCGATGGTCAGCACCAGAGCGCAGGCGGCATAGAATAGGTTGCGTTTCATTTGCCGCGCGCCTCTTTTAGCTTGGCGACAACAAATTGAATGTCCGCGTCATTGTCAAAACAGCCTTCGCGGTATCGGCCTTCCGCGCCATCTCCTGAATCCCATTGGTCAGCAACCATTGCACAAATCTCCCGCGCTGTCTCAAGGTCAGGATCAACGGGCGGTTGCTCGTGCGCTTCGATGTAGCGGGCGAGGGCGTTAAGCGCTAGGTTATGGCCTAACCCAATCGCACCCTTAGTAATCTTAACGGAAAGTGTTCCGCCGCCTGCTGCATTCACCAATTCGCAGGCCCGTTCAATCGCCCAATCTGCTGGCATATCCTTATCCATCAAATATATTCCCATTCTGCGTTCAGTTCGTTCCAGCGATCCTCGCCCATATCGCGGCGGGCTTGTGCAATACGGCTATCAAGCTGGCCTTCGATTGCGCGGGAAACTTGCGCATTGATCGGCTGCGGCCAGTGAATTTCCGGCTGGCCTATTTCAGCCATGGCGCTTGCAAGGCAGGCGGCTTTGGTCCTTTCGCCTTTCATGCGTCACCATACTTTGCGCGGTCGCGCAGGGCATCGGCACGGTCGGCCAATACGTCGCACATCCGGTAGTAAGCTTTGTCAGCAGTGGCTTCGTAAGCGGCGCACCAATCGTCGGTGCCGGTTTCATCGAGATACTGCTCGATCAACGCCTCATGGCATTCGATGAAAAGTTCCTTGCTCATTGCGGCACCGCATGGTTGATGGCTTCACTCAAAGCCATGCCAGTTGGTAGGCGCACAACGTCGCTTTCGGCATTACACAACCAAGGCTCGCTCGCTTCTTCGTCCAGCAAAAACTCAAGATCAGCGGTTTCGCCATCAAGCGCCTCTTGTGCAGCCCGCATCCAATCAGCCTTGCTCGCGACATAGGTGCATCCGGGTTGCTGACCCAGCGGGGTTGCAAGAATGCGGCGGGCTTCGTCTGTGATTGAAAGTGCCATGTCGTTCGCTCCTTTGTTGAAGCCCACCTTAAACGACCGATTTGGCCCGTCAAGCGTTTATTTGCATAAATTAGCTATTGACGCCTTTTGTAAGCGCTCGTAACGTCCTGGATATGGAACAACTGACCCCCGCAATCGTCAAGGCGCGAGCAACCGCAGCGCATATGACCATCCGCCAGCTTATGCTTCATGCAGGGCTTCCTGAATCGACATTCTGGCGTTGGGAGACGGGAAAGGTTGACAAGCCTCACCCTGTCACGGTGCAGAAAATATCGGACGCGCTGGACGCAATCGAAAAGGAGCGGGAGTAATGACAAAGCAATACACATTGAAGCGCACATTCACCATTGACGACATCACGCCGGAGGAACTGGCGACCGAGTTTTTGTGCATGGACGGCGAACAGCAGGCCCGTTTCTTCAACGCGTTTAAGGCGGAAACGGACAAATGGCCCGGCGCTGGATGGTGCCAGCAATGCTGCGCTTTGTCCGAATTTCTGAACAATGACGGGATCGAAACTATTGGCAAGCTGGCTGAATGGGCGGCTGATCCATACCGTAAACCGGAGTTGACCCAATGACCAACCTAACCACCGGCCTAATCGTGATCGCCGTTGTATTCGTTCCGCTGGCTGTGATGGTCTATTTCGTTGTGACCGCGCCGCTTGGCTACGAGGATAGCGAAGGCTGGCACGCTGGCGAACCACCCGAACATTCCGACGATAGCAACTTGGGGATTTGACATGGCTGATTGGCAAGTAGGCGATCTGGCGCTTTGCGTAAGCATGACTCCTCGTGGTCTACACGTTTTTAAGGGGCTTAGCCGCTTGCGAGCTGGTGGCGTTTATTCGGTGCAGCGTGCTTACGTTGGAGAAGATGGCTCTACGGGCCTTGTTTTTTCCGAAGTGCGGTCTGATGCTCCTTCGGGTGGCTATTGGTCGGGCCGTTTTCGCCGCATCCCCCCTCTTGCCGACATTGAAGGCTTCGAGGAACCCCGCCGCATTCCCGTAAAGGAAAAAGCATGACCCCCATCATCAACACCGCACACCGCGCCCACACCCGTCACGATGCAACAGGCCGTAAGCCTGCACAGCCTGCGAATGATGGACGTTGGCCATTTCGGCACATGCAAGATCCGCGCGAGGAACGTAAGTGAGTTGGTATACGCAAGCCAAGGCTGTCATTGATGCCTTAGACCAGACGCTTCCTGCCGATCTGTCAATATCGGAACGGCGCAAGGCGGTGAAGGATGCTTACCCTTTCGGAATGCGTCAATACTACCCTTACAAAATGTGGTGCAAGGCGCAGCGCGAATACCTTGCCCGCTATCTAACGCCTGAAAACGATCCAAAGCAAGCCGCTTGGAAACAGGCAATGGAAGCGCGCGGATTTACCTTTACAAAAGGAGCCACCCCATGACCCCCATCATCAACACCGCACACCGCACCCACACCCGCCACGATGCAACAGGCCGTAAGCCTGCACAGCCTGCGAATGACGTGTGGCCGTTCCGTTTCTTTTCTGACCCGCGTGAGGTGAAGCCATGAGCGACGCATACGCAAAGTTTCTCGCAGCCAAAGCTATCAGCGATCCAATGACGGGCCTTTCGTCCATCCCTGAATTGCCTGCCTGCCTTTTCCCTCATCAGCGCGATATCACCACATGGGCCTTGCGCCGTGGCCGTGCTGCATTGTTCGCGGGGACCGGGCTGGGCAAGAGCCTGATGGAATTGTCATGGGCGCAGGCTGTCACGCAAGAAACCGGGAAAGACATTCTGCACCTTGCCCCGTTGGCGGTGTCCGCACAGATGGCCCGCGAGGCTGACAAGTTCGGGATTGTGGCGCGAGTGGTTGCAAAGCAATCTGACTGCGAACCCGGCACGAATATCACGAATTATCAAAAGCTGGATCACTTTGACCTTAGCCAATTTGGCGGGGTTATCCTAGACGAAAGCAGCATCCTTAAATCGACCGATGGGCATTACCGGACAAAGCTGATTGAGGCTTGCCAGCAGATACCGTTTCGGCTGGCCGCAACTGCCACCCCCGCTCCAAACGACTTCATGGAATTAGGCAACCATGCCGAGTTCCTGGGCATCATGAAATACACCGATATGCTGGCGACGTTCTTTACCCATGACGGCGGCGATACCGCTAAATGGCGATTGAAGGGCCATGCTGAAAACGAGTTCTGGAAGTGGATGGCGAGCTGGGCGGTTATGCTGCGCAAGCCGAGCGACCTTGGCTACTCGAATGAAGGGTATGACTTGCCGCCGCTGCAATTCGTGCAACATATGGTTTCGGTCGATTACGCTCCAAATATCGAAACGGGGATGCTTTTCCCGATGCAAGCGGAAACTCTGCAAGAGCGTATTTCAGCGCGGAGGGCAACGGTTGCGGATCGGTGTGAATTGGCCGCAAGTGTCACCCCTACTGACAAGCCGTTCGTATGGTGGTGCAATCTCAATGCCGAGAGTGAATTGCTGACAAAGCTGATCCCCGGCGCGGTGGAAACCAAGGGCAGCGATTCCGATGACGTGAAAGAACGCAAACTGCGTGACTTTTCAGAAGGCCGGACGCGCGTTCTTGTGACCAAGGCTGGCGTAGCTGGTTTCGGCATGAATTGGCAACACTGCGCCGATACGGGCTTTGTTGGGCTAAACGACAGCTTTGAGCAGTTTTACCAAGCCGTCCGGCGTTTCTGGCGCTTTGGGCAAACCAAGCCCGTCAACTGCCATATCATCGCCAGCGAATTGGAAGGGGCCACCGTTTCCAATATCCGGCGCAAGGAGGCCGATGCAGACCGCATGGCCGCTGCGATGGTGTTGCATATGGCTAACCTATCTAGCGAAGCCGTGCGCGGCCAAGTGCGGGACGTTCCCGATTACAACCCAACCCAACCTATCCAACTTCCCTCTTTTCTGGAGCAAGCCGCATGACCATCAATTGTGTCGATCAGGTCATTACCGATGACTATGCCATTTACCAAGGCGATAGCTGCGACGTTATCCGCGAGATCCCCGGCGACAGCATCGGGTTCGGCATTCACTCTCCGCCATTCGAGGGCCTCTATAAGTTCAGCAATTATGATCGGGACATCTCGAACAATGACGGCCCGCAATTCTGGGAGCATTACGCCTTCCTGATTAGCGAACTGCTACGGATTACCAAACCGGGACGGCTTCACGCAGTTCACGTCATGCAGTTGCCGACTAGCAAAACGCGCCATGGCTTTATCGGGATGCGCGACTTCCGGGGCGAAGTGATCCGCGCTTATCAGGACGCGGGATGGATATTCCATAGCGAAATTTGCATTTGGAAAGACCCCGTAGTCGCTCAGCAGCGCACCAAGTCGATCCGGCTGCTGCACAAGCAGATTGTGAAAGACAGCACCGTCAGCGGCCAGGGGCTGGCCGATTACATTGTCACGTTCCGCAAGCCGGGTGAGAACGAATTGGCCGACCGCGTATCGGGCATGTTTGAAGAATACCACGGCAGCGATGAACCGATGAGCATTGCCGACCGAGTGAAAGGTGGCAAGTCCCTTTCGGACGCAGAGAAGTGGTATTCAATCGAGATATGGCAGCGTTACGCTTCGCCTGTTTGGATGGATATTAACCAAACCCGAACCCTGCAATATCGCGGCGGGCGTGACGAAAAGGACGAGGTGCATATCTCGCCATTGCAACTTGACGTGATCGAGCGTTGCATCGACCTTTGGAGCAATCCCGGCGATACGGTTTTTACCCCGTTTCTAGGCATTGGCAGCGAGGTTTATTGCGCCGTTGAAATGGGCCGCAAGGGCATCGGTTGCGAATTGAAGCCGTCCTATTTTGCGCAGGCAGTCAAGAATATCGCTGAACTGGAAAAGCGTCAGGACGGACTGTTTGCCGCATGAAATACCGCGCCTATTTGAAACCACATGAAGCCGAACTGATCGAAGCGGTTGACTTTCATTTACGGGCAGCAACGGAAACGGCGCAATACACCCGTAAGCTGATTATGGACCGATGCCGACACCGCGCCAGAAAGGACAAAACAGCATGATCCCCACCCCCCTATCCCCATGGCAGCTACTACTATACCGATTGACGTTGCCCCTGCGGCTAAAGCGTCAAGCCATTATCCGGCAGGCCCGTAGTGCAGCGGCAGTGCGTGGTTGGCAGACACAAAAACAGCAGGCGCGTCATGCCCGGTAAGATAGATGACGCGAAGGCTGCGGAACTTTACCAAGCTGGCTACAGCACTTCGGAACTTGCTGGCATGTTCAACGTTATCCGCCCGTCAATCGTTCGCGCGCTGCATCGCCAAGGGGTGCCAATCCGCCGTGTTGTCGGGAGGCGTATATCACTGAGCAGGCCAGTTTCGGAAGGTCAGTTGCGCCGCCATGCAGAGGTTATCAACGGGTTGTGGGTGGCCCCCACCCTCAACCGTGAACCATGCTTCAAATGCGGCGTTCGCGGTGATGTAGGGTGCAAGTGCAAATGACCGCGCTATCGAAACAAGAATACGACCGTATTCAGAACAAGCAGCGCAACTTGCCCAGCCAACTTGCCCGCGCCCGTCATAGGGTCTTGCAGCTTGAAAGCGAGTGCATCCGCTATGGCCGTAAAGACCTGCTAACCGACCCCGTTCATGCCGACCGGGCATTTGAACGCGCGTTTCGGGAAGCCAAGGCATTTAACACGGAGCCGAAAGAATGAACGCCCTACACAAGATTGCCGAGTTTGTGAAAGCCCTTGCCGATGAGGTAGAAAAGGGTGAGGTTGTCGCCAGCGATGACCTACGCCTAGCAGCGCGGCGGCTGGTTGTTAGGGCCGATGATATGGACGCGGGGCTGTGATTACGTTGCCGTTCCCTGACAAGGCCCTATGGCCGAACGGGCGGGCACATTGGGCAACCAAGTCACGCGCCTTCGTAAAGCACAAGGCTTGGGCCTATCACGCGACCAAGGCCGTCATGCCGCGCTGCTTTAAACACAACGGCGAGCCAATCCAGTTGCGCTACACGATCACCCCAAAAACGGCACACAAGATCGACCGGGACAATTGCGTCGCGGCGATGAAGGCGTATCAAGACGGCATCGCCAAAGCCCTTGGGATTGACGATAGCGCCTTTGCCGTTCCAACCATTGAATTTGCCGCACCGCGTAAGCCTGGCGGAGTTGAGGTGTCATTATGAAACGAGCAGCCCCACCGATATTCCCGTTTCCCGATCACCGGCACGTTGATCTTCGCCACCTTCGGAGCGTTGGCGGTCCGCAGGTCATGTCCGGCTGGTGGCCCCGTAAGGCTAAGGCATGGGACGTTGTGGAATATGACATGGCGGGACGCAAACTGTGAGCCTTGCAAAGATCGCTGGTTAATGTATGTTACCGGCCAGATAGCGGTGTCGGGCCGCTAGTCCGCTTACGTGGCAAGCCTTGGAGGGCCAACCGGATGTTTCATTATATAAACCAAGATAGATTCTGGGCAAAGGTCAATATAGGGCCTACCAATCAATGTTGGCCTTGGCTGGGCATGACAATGAGCAGCCGAAAAAGATATGGGCGCTTCAAGGTCAACAACGTTCGCGAAGGTGCCCATAGGGTATCATTGGCTTTGAAATTAGGCCGCGATCTGGCGCAGGGTAAATGGGCCTTACACACATGCGACAACCCTATTTGCGTAAATCCACTTCATTTATACGAGGGGGATAGGGCAGACAACGAGCTAGATAAGGTGGAGCGCGGGCGGCAGCCTGGGGCGAGGTTAGACCAAATATCTGCGCTCGCCATAATGTCAGACGATAGGCCGCAGGGTGAAATTGCGACACACTACGGAATATCTCAATCATCCGTTTCGGATATAAAGACTGGAAGGTCGTGGGCCGCTCTTGTGAAGGTTGCGCGCCCATGTCTGATTTAGCAAAACCCGATCCGAATGGCAAGGCGCAAGATGCGTTTGCCGCTTATGCCGCGTTACAAATGGCACAGCGCGCCGATCCGGCATTATCCGAAAACCCAAATTTCCGAGCGTTGCTAGATAGCGCCTATGCGCGTTTCTTGATCCTTTTCGGGAAGCCGTTCTGATGGCTGCGATTCAAAACGTAGAGGCCGAAGCGGCCTTGCTCGGCGCGCTGTTGCAAAGCAGCGACCTGATCGACATGGCGGCGGACGGCTTGTCCATTGATGACTTTTACGAGCCGGTGCATGGCCGTATTTTTGAGGCTATCGTGCGCGAAGGTGCATTGGGTAAGCGGGTAACGCCCGTCACCCTAAAACCCTACTTTGAACAGGACGAGGCTTTAGCCCAACTTGGCGGCGTAGGGTATCTTGCGCGCCTCACTGCGGACGGGCAAGGCTTGCTGGCAACCCGAACCCTGATCGAGCAGGTTGCAGACCTTGCCAAGCGCAGGCGAATGCACGTTGGCCTATCTGTTGCGGCAGAGGCTTGCAGCGATATGACTGTGACCCATGGCGAAATTGTTTCCCATGCGGATGCTGCCATGAATGAAGGCGGGAAGGATATGATCCACCAGCCGACCGGCGCAGAGTGCTTTGATGAACTGCTAGCAGGCTTCAACGAGCGCGGCCTAGGCGTGACCTGCGGCAATATTCCAGTGCTGGACCGCCTGCTAGGCGAAATGCGCCCTAAGCAGCTTGTGATAGGCGCAGGGCGTCCCGGTATGGGCAAGACAGCCCTAGCCTTGTCCTATGCCCTAGGCGCGGCACAGCAGGGCCACGGGGTGCTATTCGTAAGCCTGGAAATGTCGAGCAGGGAACTAGCGGCCCGTATGGCGGCTGACTTGTGCTTTGATGAGCAAAAGGGCGTTCCCTACAATTTCATTCGTGACGGGCAGTTGACCGAATGGCAGTTGAACCGCGTTCTGGACGCGCAAGCCTACATGGCTGGGTTGCCGTTCAACGTGGTTGACGCTGGAAGCCTGACAACGGGAAGGCTTAATATGCTGATCCGCCGCCACGCGCGCCGCATGAAGGCCAATGGGCAGAAGTTGGAACTGGTCGTGATTGACTATCTGCAATTGCTGCACCCTGATAAGCGCCATAACAAGTATGAGGACGTTTCCGAAGTCTCGATGGCATTGAAGGCCATGGCGAAGGACCACAGCGTTGCGGTTTTTGCCTTGGCTCAGCTTAGCCGAACAGTCGAAACCCGGCCTGACAAGCGCCCGATCCTTTCGGACCTACGGGACAGCGGGCAAATCGAGCAGGACGCGGACGCGGTGCTATTTTTGCTGCGCCCTGAATATTACATTCGGCAAGAGGAAAACCCTGATCCAGCAACGCTTGAGCAGGTCAAAAACAAGATTGAATTTATTCTGGCAAAGCGCCGCAACGGGGTGACAGGCAATGCTGTGGGGAATTTCCACGGGGCCTATCAAGCGGTGCGCGGATAATGAGCAAGGGCCTCACCCTCGAACAAATGGAGTTCCTGCTTAGCAAGGGGCTTTCAGGCGAAGACATGGTTGCTTTTGGAAAACTGCCATCACCTGCTGACTTAGTATCTGCGGGCGCTACGCGTTCAAGGGCCTACCGCGCACGCCGCAATCTTTCCGATGCAGACTGGGCCAGCCTGACCAAGCAAGTGACCGAACGGGACGGATGGGTTTGCACGTATTGCGATTGCGACACAAGTTTGGAGCAGAACGGATATGCTATTGACCATATTCTAGCAATTTCTCGGGGTGGGACAAATCACATTGATAATCTGACAATGGCTTGCCGATCCTGTAATTCCAGCAAGCAGGACAAATTGGTCGACGATGAATGGACTCCCCCAAATTGCGATTTTGCCAGATGGAACGAGGGGGGTGTTACACAATGACAACGTCAGAACTGATGAGGGCAATGGCAGACGCTGGGGCGCCTTTTGAAGCCATCCTTATAGCGATCCAAGCGCTTGACGCGAAGGACGCAGCGATTGCGGCCAAGGATCGGGAGCAGACCGAAAAACGCGCTAAAGACGCCGAGCGCAAACGGCAGGCCCGATCTGAACGCGGGGCGTTTCGCAGGCGTCCACGGAATATCCAAGGACAGTCCAAGGATTGTCCAATGGACCCCCCTATAGAAGATCATACCCCCCTTGTTTCATCTAACGATGAAACTAGCCCTGCCCGAAAATCGAAAACCAAACCCCCAGCCAAGCCCGATTGCGTGACCGATGCGACTTGGCGGGACTTCACCGACCACCGAAAACGGAAGGGCGGGCTAACGCAAACAGCTTTGGCGGGGATTGAGCGAGAGGCGAAGGCCGCAGGTTGGCCGCTAGAAGCCGCACTAGCCGAGGTTGTGACCCGAAATTGGCAGGGGTTCAAAGCCGATTGGGTGGCGAACGCGGCGAAACCGAACGGCGCGGCGCAATCCAGCGATCCACTGCTAGCCGGGTTCCTGTCCCGCCAAGCGAAACAAACGGAGTTAACGGGACCATGACTGAACGCCTCCTGATCGAGTGCCCCCGTTGCGGCGCACGGCGCGGCTGTGATAAGCACGGCCTGACTTCCACAGGCATAGACCTACGGGCGCGAACAAATGACCGAGACAATCCCTCCAGGCTTCCGTCCAGTCAGCGGCAAGCGCAGTCCCCCTAAAGGCGATACCAAATACGAGGTTATCTTTCGCAATGGCCTGCACGACGACCGAGGTTACACTGCCAGCCAACTAAACTGGATACACACCGGCTGGGCTTTTGACGTGGTTGCGGTGCGTGAAATAAAATGAATTTAGGGGTTGACGGGTTTAGGCCATTAGCCTAGACGTTAGGCATCAAGAGGGCAATGCCCGCCTAACCAAAGGAACCGACCATGGCTAACGCAATCAAACTCAATGCGCTTCAGATCGAAACCATCCTCGACAAGATCGTTCCCCTGATTGCAAAACCCGCTGACCATGGTTTCTTTCGGGGTGTTATCGGCCTAAAGCTGGAAGCTTGCAATTCCTCGGCAGATGCCGCGATGCTTGTCCGCAAGCTGCTCGGAGAAGATTGATGGAACCCGCTGACCTTCGCGCCATCCGCACTGACGCTGGCCTATCCCTAGACGGCCTAGCCAAGCTGCTACGCATTGGCGACCTTTCCACAATTCACCGATGGGAGAAAGGCGACCGCAAGGTTAGCGGTCCTGCATCCATTGTGCTAGAGATGCTATCCTCTGGCGAACTCCCTGCACGGTATATGGCTAAGGAGATGAAGTGATGGAATGGCAACCGATTGAGACTGCGCCGAAAAACACACATGTCATAATTGGTTGCAGCGGCTCCGCATCCCAAGAGGCGCGTTGGCTACACGCTCGCGTTGTGGGGGATGGCAATGAAGGTTGGTATTCATCGGATTCGGACGTGACTGGTTATAATTCGTGGCGGGTTAATCCACCAACCCACTGGATGCCCCTTCCACCACCACCGGAGGCCAAGTGATGGACTGGACCGACGAGATGATAGCAACCGCAGTTGGTATGCGCCGCGCGGGGATTCCCGTTAAGGTTGTCGCGGCACGACTTGGGGTTAGCAGTTCAGCTTTGACAAATAGGATGGCGCGCCTTGGCGCTCATGCTAAACTGACGCACAAGCGGGGAACAAAAACAGCAAACACCGCCTACGGCAGGCTGACCTATATTGATGTCATTGATATTGCGGATGCGCCGTCATGGTAGCCGACAATCCCTGCCCCCGCTGCACCAATGCGGACGAGGTTTCCGAACTCAAAGCCGAGATAGCCCGCCTTCAAGACCTAGTTGCCAAATTCCAGCGCGGGGGTGTATCAACGCTATTCGCAGAGGGGGGCGTTGATGGCTAAGCGCAAACCCCGCACTCCCGATAATCGCGGGCCACTACAACGGATGATTGACCGGCAAGCGCTGGAACAGGAGCAAAGTCACGCTGACATCATCCCGCCGGAGCAACGCGCGAAGGGCGGCTACGAGGGCGACAAGCGGATCGTAAACACCGGCGGCACCCCTGTGGCGCGGTGGGCGAAGTCCGGGAAGCTATCCCAGACCCAATGCATCGCAATCGAAATGTGCATTCGGCTCTGGGCAATTACCGGAACCGAGCAGAGGACTACGGCTAACTATGGCGAAATTTACTCAGGGAGCGCCGCCGAAAGCGAAAACGGGGTGGAAAGGTATCTTGATGCAAAAATGGATCTTTCGCGCTTACATGGCTATTTCCGGGGACTTGAGGCATGGTGGCAGGTTTTCGAGAACGTATGCAGGTTTGACGAACCGGCTGGCGTTGCAGGGTCGCGTCTAGGTTTTGGCAGTCGGTCGGCGGAAGACCGGGCGCATACAACTGTTTGCTTTGTTGCCGACATCATCGCTACAAATGAGCGCTTGATACCGAATACGCGCATTCGGTCTTGACAAGCGGCGCGTCGCAATATAACGGATGCAGTTAGATAGGCGAATTGCGCCAAGCGGGGGCTTGCCTTTAGGGGCGGCCCTTTTTCGTTTCAGCCAACATATATCCAGCGAGGTCCGCCCTATGGCCTATGTCACCACGGGCTTCGGACCTGATGACATTGCCCATTTGGTTGTTCATCGCGATCCCTGCCCAGTCTGCGGAACCCGCAACGACATCGGCTGTAAGCACAAGGACAAGCGGCAATGGCTGGATGCGCTAAATGCGGAAGCAGCAAGGCACCTGCAAGAGTTACGCGATCAACCGTAAGCCGCAGACGCGCCGCGCAAAGCCAGCTTACCGCATACTCTCAATTCGGACATAGCGGCTATGGCGAGGGTTATAGATTACCGCGACCTGCCAAGGTTGATGGCGACATCAGCGCGGGGGGTTAAGCGGGCAGGTGTTGAGGCCCTTAACGCCAGCGCATTCAAGATACTCGCACCACTGGCTGAGCAGGCATCAAGCGATCTGAAGTTTAGAAAGGCCAATCCACGCCGCGCAGTTGGGTGGCAAGTCGAGAAGGCCAATCTCGCCACAATGCAGGCGGCGATCCAAACCAAACGCGGCTGGCTAAAATATCACCTAAGCGAAGGCACCAGGCAATCACGGCAAGGCTGGGAAGCTGGGGGCCGATCATGGCTGGTTATCCCTGCCGACAGTGCGCGCAAGTGGGCGTTCGATAGCAAGGGCCGGATCAGGTCTAACATCATACCGCAACTGTTCCCAGCGATCCAAGGGAGCAAGGGCCTGCTGCTAAGGCGGGACAAGCGCGGCAGTAAAGAAGCGCGACTAGTAGCGATGCTGGCGCCGACCGCTCAATACCACGAAGATTATAAAGCAGAACAGCGCGTCCGCGATGAGTTTGAAAGAACCGCGCCAGACCTGTTCCGCCGGTATCTGGACAACCCAAGGATAAAGACCGGCAAGCGGGGCATGTAGGGCCTAGTGGGTGCAAGTCTGACTAATAGACAAAAGCGATTAGTAGCGGGTCCTTCCTTCGGCAAAAAAAGAACAAGGCGGGTAACTTGTCGAT